GTTACATCTTCTTTCTTAATACAATTTCTATATCTCTTACCAAACATAATTTTTGTCTTACGAGTAGGATGTGTCATATATCCTTTTTGACAAGCCTCACATAAACACAAATCCTCTAAAATGGTATCGACATATTCATCTATTTCTTTTTTAAGAAACTTATCTTTAATTCTTTGAAAAATACTTTTTGCTTTTTTATGAGCAGCAGGATCTTTTTCAGCATAAGATTTATTTTTTGCTGTCATGACTGACACTTTTTTTCCATCTTTCTTTTGCACAACCATTCTTTGTGCAGCCGCTATAGCAGCTGGGTTTTCATTAACTACACTTTCTTTTTTCAAACGACTCTTTTCAGCTCGTCCTCTGTTGGTTGATTCTTTTTCAAACCCCACAATTTTTCCTCCCTTATGAGAAGCGTCTTTTCCATCCCCATTCCCATAAGTGCCTTTTTGTCTGTTGTATTTATTCAACTCAGCTCTGTATTTCTTAGCTTTTGTTGATGATTGAAATTTTTTGTATTCTGCTTTGTAATCTCTTTCTTCACCCAACTTACTCATCCATTCTAAACCAGGAATCTCTATGTCCTTTACTTTAAACTTTTTCTCAAATTCTTTTTTACCCTTTACTATTTTTTTTAAATGAGGTGGTAGTTCACCTGTTTTATCAAACTCATCTCTCATCTTTTTA